ATTTAGATTCAGCTTATCTTAAAGACTCCGAAACAAGAGTTAAAAGTCAATTGGACGCTGTTAAAGCGAAATTGGCTGCGGCTATTGAAGGAGGAGAGACAGCTAAACAAGTGGAAGCTCAAACTGAATTGAGCACACTAACCACTGATGCAAACAAGATTGCTTCTGAGAAATCTCGAAGAGAAACTTATGAGAGGGAAACTCCTCACGCTCCTCAATACAGAGAAGGAATGGCACAACCAACGCCTCAATCCTTACCTCAAGTAGATGAGAAAGCAGAAGTATGGGCAGATAAAAATAAGTGGTTTGGTAAAGATAAACCAATGACTTACACTGCTTTTGAGCATCATAAGGATCTAGTTGAGACTGAAGGAATGGATCCCACATCTGACGAATATTATGCGGAAATTAATAAGAGAATGAAACTTGACTTCCCCCATAAATTTGATACAAATGAGAAAACGACCAAGACCGTTCAGACGGTTGCTTCCGTAAAACGAGGTGTGAAACCTGGTCGCAAAACTGTGAAACTCACTTCTTCACAGGTGCAAATTGCAAAAAAATTAGGAGTGCCACTAGAAGAGTATGCGAAACAACTATTAAACACGATGGAAGGAGCATAATATGGAAACAGATAATAAAAAAACTTCTCGTGCGGGTTCAACACGGTCTGAAACTGAAAGACCAAAGGTGTGGAATCCCCCATCTTCCTTAGATGCGCCAAAAGCGCCTGACGGCTTTAGGCACAGATGGATAAGAGCTGAAGTCATGGGTTTTGATGATACGAAAAATATCTCAGGTAAACTCAGATCTGGGTATGAATTAGTGAGAGCTGATGAATATCCTAACACTCATTATCCAGTGCAAAAAGAAGGCAAGTACGCTGGCGTCATTGGAGTAGGTGGCCTTGTGCTAGCAAGGATACCCGAAGAAATCGCTAAATCTCGTGAAGAGTATTTTGCCAAAATGACACGAGAGGCTGACGAGGCATTAAGACACGATTTAAATAGGGAACAGCATCCAAGTATGCCGATCAATCAAGATAGGCAGACTCGCGTAACCTTTGGTGGTACAAAGAAAGAGTAATCTTACTTTTTCTCGGGATAACAACCAATTCCCTATCATCGAATTTAAATTAACCGTGGATAGTTAACGCTATTCACACAAGGAGTAATAATATGGCTAACATAGACGCATCGTTCGGTTTTAGACAAGTAGGCGGATTAGGTAGCAGACCAACTTCTGAAGGTACTTCACAGTATAAAATAAGCAATGGCCAAACCGGCGCTATTTATGCTGGTGACGTAGTTGCAATGGGAGCAGTAGCAAATGACCAAGCTGGTGGCGCAATCGCCGCTGGTTATGTCGGTTCTTCTGAAACTGATACAGCACGTAACGTAGGTGTCTTCAATGGTTGTCTTTACCAAGACCCAACTACTAACAAACCAACGTTTCAAAACTATTGGCCGGGTGACATAAGTGTCACTACGGGCGATATTGATGCCTTTGTTTACGACAATCCTGATGACTTATTTGAAGTCCAAACTACTGGAACACTTACGCAAGCAATTGCTGGCAGAGGTGTTGACATGGTTTATACAGCAGGGACAGCCGTGACAAATGGTAGATCCAAAGAGGAAATCACTGGTGCAGCTGTTGCAGGCGGAATGTTTGCAGTACTGAGACTTAGTGAAGATCCTTCTAATAGCGACGTCAGCACAGCGAACTCTAACTGGATAGTTAAGTTCAATAACCACATATATTACAACTACGATATACAATAAGGAGTATAGACTATGGCAATATCACGACAGCAGCTCATTAAAGAGCTTGAGCCCGGCCTAAATGCTTTATTTGGGTTGGAATATAAACAGTACGCAGACGAAACCAAAGATATCTTTACTACTGAATCATCTGACAGAGCTTTCGAAGAGGAAGTTATGTTATCAGGATTCGGTGACGCAGCAGTTAAACCTGAAGGTCAAGGTGTAAGCTTTGATACAGCTCAGGAAACTTATACTGCTAGATATACGATGGAAACAATCGCGCTTGCTTTTGCAATCACAGAAGAAGCTATCGAAGATAATCTCTACGATAGATTAGCTTCTAGATACACAAAAGCTTTAGCAAGATCTATGGCGAGTACTAAGAATACGAAAGGCGCAAACATACTAGCAAATGCGTTCACATCCGGAACTTTCGGAGATGGACAATTTTTGTGTGTAAGTACGCACCCTACGTTATCTGGTAATCAAAGTAACTTGTTAACAACGGCAGCTGACTTAAACGAAACTTCTTTAGAAGCGATGCTAATTCAAATAGCTCAAACTAAAGATGAAAGAGGTTTAAAAGTTGCAGCGAAAGCTAGAAGATTAATTCTTCCAGTTAACCTGCAGTTTGTTGCAGAACGATTGATGAAATCTCAAGGTAGAGTTGGTACAGCGGATAATGACATTAATGCAATTAAACACATGGGAGCAGTCCCAGAAGGTTATTTCATTAACCATTATTTATCTGATACTGATGCTTGGTTCACTATCACTGACGTGCCTAACGGAATGAAACATTTCGATAGAGCACCATTGAAAACTTCAATGGAAGGTGATTTTGATACTGGTAACGTAAGATACAAAGCTCGAGAAAGATACGCTTTTGGCGCATCTGACTGGAGAGGTATCTTCGGTACACCTGGAGCGTAATCTAAACATTAAATGTGGCGGAACATTGTTTCGCCACATTTAGCAAATAGAAAGAAAAAATGAAAAAATTCCTCATAAATATCTGGGCATACGATTATCATGCTAAATTTGAAGTTTTAGCTGAAGATAACGCCCTTTCCATTGAAAAATCAATCCTTGACAAGCTAGGAGAAAAGAGTATAAAATGGGAATCAACGGGAATGTTTAAAGATACCCGAAGAATAACCTATGAGGAGGTTATAAATGACACAAGACCTATACACTACAAAACGGTCCTTGGAGTTAGATTGGCAACAGGAGCACCTGAAGGAGGGCAAATATAATATAAATATGTCCTACATTGATAAAAAAATTCAGGAAATTGTTAAAGAGATTATTGCCAAAGAGTTTGAAGAATCTACTATCCGTAATAAAGTAGATGAATCCAAGGCTCAAGTTTCGATAGCCACTTAAGCGCTGTCAAAAATCAGTTTTTTTCCTAAGGATACCTTGCGCTGTATTAAAATTTAGCGTATAAATAAATCACTATACAATTATTAATTGGATATCGACGCGTATAGTCGACGGCCTAGAGACGATATCCTATAAACTAGGAGAATATAATGGCAAGATCAACGTTTAACGGTCCGGTAAGATCCCTTAATGGGTTTATCGCGACTGGAAATAATATGGCTCAAACCTTAACTGCAGGTACTACTGATGGTGGTACGACTGTTGCAGGGATTGATAAATATCAAGGTAAAGTTACGTCAGTTACAGACGCAGTAATTGTTTTCAATTTACCGGAAATAGTAACAGACACAGGTTCAGACGCATCAAAAAACAGTCCAAGTACTACAAGTACTATCGGACTTGAGTACGGGTTTGTAATGTCTGAGAATTTAACATCTAGCAACACATTTACTTTGAATGCAGGAACTGCAGCAGGAAGATCTACAGCGGATATATATGAAGGTATACTGTGGTATGCTAATACAGCAGTAGACCCACACTCTACATCTGCATGGACTGCAGGTAGTACTGATACATTAACTCTTGATGCGACTACTAGAGGTGGCCTTTGCGGGTCAACTATTTATGTACGAGCAGTAGGAGCCAATATGTGGACAGTCAATGCTTATGTAACAGGTACTGGCACACAAGCTACACCTTGGAGCTAATAGATAAATAAACTTTGTGAGCTCCTTCGGGAGCTTACAAGAATAGGAGATAAAAATTATGTCAGGCGGCGGATCATTTACAAGTGACCAGAAGGTTGCCCATCTCGCAGTAGATGGACAATTGGTTACAGGGAGATGTAGGATAACAAGTTTACAAGCCTCAGGAGCGGCAACTAGTACTGTCAAATTATATGATGGAACTGGCACTGGAGGTACTTTAATTGGTACATGGCTTTTTGGAACAGAAGGTTTAGATTATTATTTTCCAGGATCTGGAGTTCTGTTTAAAGATGGATGTTATTTAGATTTAACTACTACTCCAGGTGTGACGGTAACGTATACGTAGGAGAGGAGAAATAAATGGCAACCTCAGGTTCAGTAGCATTCGAGCCCTCAATAACTCAATGTGTTGAAGAGGCTTATGAAAGATGTCAAGTTCAATTGACATCTGGTTATAATCTTAAAACTGCTCTTTTTTCACTTAACATTTTATTTTCTGAATGGGGAAATAGA